CTGCCACGCTCATCTGCCAATTAGCGGCTCCGGCCTTGAGATAAGACGCCTTTTTTTTATCCATGATGTTTCCCGCCTCGAGCCCCCACAAAGTCCTGTATGAGGCTCCTAGGCCCTCTGTATAGGCTGATATGCCTGCCCTGTGCGTGTGTCCACAAACTACAGATTTGCCGAACTTCTTAGCCAAGCCAAGTGCTGTAAGCCCCGCATTTTGATTCATCGATCCTTCATCGCCATGGACTAGGACCCAGCCTCTATGGAACTCGAATGGCTTCTTATGAAAACGTATCCCCAAGTTTGCGAAATCCATAAAGCGGGAGTATTCGAGCTCTGGAAGTCCGATGAGACTAGGAGCTCCTCTAACGAGAGTGTGGTACAAACGATCGGTATGGTTGGATCTTGTAATGTCGGTTGTCTTGAGATCCCAAAGGATGTTTTGAGCCAGACTTCTATCGGCATCTAATTGACCCTCATATTCTAGGTGTGTGCCCTTAGCCCACTTCGACTGGGATTGCATATCAAGCTCATCGCCTGTATTGAGTACGAGATCAAACTTCTCTCGATTGACTAACTTAATCAGATTCTTGACTGCTGCCTCATGATGAAACGGAATCTGAAGATCGCTGATAACCAAATATCTCGCTTTAGTCATCATCCTCATCTTCATAATCGCCGAACTTCTCTGGCTCGACTGGAGTAGGCAATATCCAACCAGGATAAGCAGAAGGTTCGACAATGACTGCCAAGGCTAAATCAACCTCAAAGCCTGCCCTGCGTAACGCCCGATACATTTCCTGCAAGCTGATAGCCCATGCATCGAGTGCGCTGTAGGTATCTAGATCGATAACCTTCTTCTTTGCCATGAGATAATTGTTACCTCTCTAAGATACGAAGTATGGTATCAACACGCCCACGAAGCTCTGAGATTTCGTCACGCATTGATGATCCAGAATTAGGTTTCAGTTCGCTTAGGTAATGCTTTACTAACCACTTGACTGAGCCAATAAATGAACCAATAACGGTCGTGGCAGCAACAGCAAGCGCCGCCATGTCCATCGCAGTCATTACCTTTTTGGTGTCGCATACCCGAATACGCCTGAGAGTACTGCGAATAGGATTGCTCGATAGTCGATGTCAAAGTTCGTTGCTGACCATGCTGCTAGGAATGCTCCTGCTGCAAGGATTGCTGGATTCTTGTAGTTCATTCGGTCTCCTGATCTGGTAGTTCGATTTCTTCGGTTATGTTGTTGTTCGGCTTGGATGGGTCGTAACCACCAATTCCATAAGTAATAGATTTCATTTATGCCACCCTAAATTGTGTTCTTGCCTGGGGTACCGTTGATGATGTAGGGCTTGATACTGTCGCAAAAGCTCCAGACGTTCCATCAACAAAATAGCCCGTATTGTAATTATTCTGCAACTGAGCAGTACCTGCTACTGGAGCCCAATCACCGCTCAAATTTGATAACGATCGCATGCTCGGAGAGACTGTTCCACCTTGCCAGCACCCTGAAATATAATATAAACCTGGGTTAATTGTTTGTGAAACAGTTATTGCCTTCAAACCAGTTGAGGATGTATCCACGGTGCCAGCATCTAGTAATACAGTAGAAGGTAAACCGTCAGAGTCTGAGTTATAAATGCCAATTCGCCATGTTGTTGAAGCACTTAAAGTTGTACATTCAACGCCAATTCTATCTATTGAAATTGTCTCAGATATAAATAAAGCGTAAAAGTATTGACGATTTAATGTGTAAGCCTGAAGGCTTAAAGTAGCGCCATTTTTTGCCTCGTACCAATAAGTTGAACGGTATTTGACTGTCCAAGGACTAGCGTATTTTAACAATTTTGAATCCGCTAAATCATATGAAGATTTTACCGAGTTGGGTGTTGATGCTGTTGTTGTTGAAGTTGATGAAACAGAGTCTGTAAGTTGTAATACACCGGCAGCTAAAGTTGATCCATTTGAAATTGAAAGGTCGGCTGCGGTGGATGTACCAGCATTAGTCAGAGGAGCATTGACTGTTACAATGCCCGATGACCCAGTCGCACCTGTCGCTCCTGTAGGACCTGCTGGACCAGTTTCGCCTTGATCGCCTTTGTCACCCTTGATACCTTGTAAGCCAGATGATCCAATAGGACCTGTTGCACCTTGTGCTCCTGGATTACCTTGAGTCCCTTGTAAGCCTTGAGGACCTTGCTCTCCCTGTGGTCCTTGAGGACCTGTAGGACCTGTAGGACCTGCTGGACCGCCAGCATCGCCCTTCTCGCCCTTTTCACCTTTAGGACCAGGGAACAGATTGTTAGAACTAATAGTGACTCTACCCATTGTGTCCTCCTACCATTGGAATGTTAAAAAATGTTTTATCTTCATCCGCAGCTTGTGCAAACGAGATGTGAATGTGGTGATTGTGTGCGTTGATGCCTGAGTACTTGACCCATCGCCATAGGGATTTGCGTGAGCAGATTTTGCCCATGTGGATAACATAAGTGATTCGCTTACTGGACTTCGCATATTCTCGAATCTGATCTGCAAGATAGACCGAGGTTCCTTTTGCGTTGTTGAGGTCAGCATCCACATCGATGGCGCGTACCCATCCTTGAGCATCTGGATTGTGATCAGACTTGCGAGCAGCGTGTTTTGTATCGCCGATCCACCCATCGGAAGTTCTATCTCGATCTGGGAATGAGTCATCGATCTGTTCTCTCAGCTGAATGGCTGATTTACTCAGGCGCGGCTTCATCAACGATTTCAACCTCTGGTAGTTCGACCTTTGTGATCTCACCAGTCTCGCAATTAACTTCCATACCAAAACGCTTGATCTTTTTAGTCATGCTGCCACCCCATAAAGTGCTACTGTTCCAGAGTTTTCAAATGTACCGCCTGAAGTGCAGGTAATTGTCATTGAAGTAATAGCAGCAGAAGCAAAGTACACACCTGTTAAATTAGGGTATAGAACTGATGCAGGCCTAAACCATCCAGATATGTTCTTTGCGCCAGCTGTATTTGTTTCATTGATTGTAAAGTTTGCCTGAAGATTTCCACTTGTTGCAGTACCCAAAGGGATTTGAGAACCTATAACAGCCGATGTTATAGCTGCAACAGCACTAGCTGAATATCCCACAGCAGAGTAAGAATAGTTTCCTGCAGTATCTCCATTAAATGTTAATGTGGTAGTAGTGCTGCCCGAAAAACCCGGTGCTTTTATTGCTAGCATCAACTTTCTATATTGACCAATAGAGGTGAATGAAAGCGTCGAGGCTCCATTAGTTGGCGTGACCGAGGAGATTAAAACCCAATCGTCTGAAAGTGTTGATGCTGGAAGTTGAACTGCACCCATTACGCGATCTCCATCCCTGAGATGTGGAAGTTCACAGCTGTGTTAGATGCTCCACCCTTGATGGTCTTTGTTGTTGCCAAGACTTGCTTGAGGTCAATATAAATTGTTGAGTTTCCTGCAATAGCAGTAGTCGTGTTGATAGCAATATCATCTAGAGCCATTGTGAATGTGTAGGCAGTAGATGAAGTGTTAGTGACAGCGATGTTAGTGATTACCGCAGTTGTACTTGCTGGTACTGTGTAAAGGACTGTGCTAGTCGTGGTTGTAGCTGCTCCACGAAATAAGGCTTTTACTGTATTTGCCATTAGTAGGCTCCCATCAATGCGGCAACGAGTTGGTCTTGAACGGTGTCGTCAGCAGCTGAACCAAGAGTACGGATTGCCGATGCTCCGTTCTTGACCAATGCTGTGTCATCTGGTGTGGACCAGCTGAAATGTGTTGTAGTTGCCATTCATGCTCCTAGTCGTATGTAGCCCATTGTACCGCAGCCCCGACCGCATTCCATGCAAGAGCAGCCGAGACATCCTGCCAGCGTGTAGGCTGGATTGAATAACTTGACTCGCTAGTGATCAGCGAGATTGCAGCTTGATTGCGTGAGACTTGTAAAGTCCAGCCCTCAACGAAGCCATAGTAATTTGTAGGCATCAATGGGATTGGTAGCCCTGAGATGCTGATCGCCTTGCCCATAGTCATCTGGAGGAATACATCCAAGTCAGCCGATGAGACATTAGGCGAATCTAACTGGATTGTAAATGATGACATGTTTAGTCTAGGCACACGGCGTAGAGCCACATACTTGTCAGCCAGTTCCTGAGCCTCTGCCGCATGTTCTAACTCTGTGCTGATCGATGCTCCCAGTAAACCATAGGCTGCGATGGATGTAGCATCACTTGAAGTCTTAGTACCTGATTTCCAGGTTAGATTGATTGAGTTGAGAATATCGCCAAGAGACTTGGATGAGGCAACTGATCTCCATAAGATGTAATTCTCTGGGATTGCTTGATAGCCAGTTGCAGCAACCGCGATAGTTCTGCGAGACTCGTTAGCAAAGCCAACTTCTCCGTCTGCCGTCTCATAAAGATAACCGTTAGCCATTCCAGCATATTTAGCAGCTGTAGAATAGGCATCTGCTACGAATGAACCAGTATGAGCAAACTCGTAAATACCTGGTGAATCGACCGTGTCAATAGTAACGCCTGCATCTGTCAAAATTGAAGTCATGCGAGCTGAGTCAAGTTGCTTGTGATAAGAGGTTGAAAGAATTGTCCGAGACATCTTGGCAAAAGGTCCAACGGCTGCAATGGTGATGATCGAAACTTCATTGACCGAGCCAACAGCATTCATGCGTGTGTCAATACTTGTGACCTTGCCGGTAAATACTGTCCGAGCAGTAGGGGTCGCGTTATCGACCTTTACGACCACAGAGTCATTGATCTCGAATGCGTAGTCTGTGTTGTCCCAGTTGGCTATCTCGATCGATGCATAACCTGTGCGAGCCTGCTCCCAATAAGAGCTGCGACCATAGTTCACAGTTACAGTATTGACAGCCTTTGATGAGAACTCGACACCATCAATGACTACTGAGCAGTTTGGATTCCAGGTCATGTTATCTATCGAATGCGCTCACTGCGAAGTTTGCCAATGTGCCACTTGTGTTTGCTTCAGTCTTTAGAATGGTTGAAATCTGTCGAGCAGTTGAGGTTGGATCGATTGCCCCATTGACGGTGATGTTATTGATTGTCGTAGGCGTTGGGGTTGAAGTTGAGGCTGGCTTGAAACCACTTGGCAATGACGCACTTGGGACAGAAATTGCACTCGTGGCAGTTGGGCTAGATGGTCCACTAATCGTAGGGATGTTTGGCAAGATTGGAATGGCATTGTAAGCCTTGATGACAGTATTGATTGCGCTGATGGCAACCTGAACTGCGCGAGTAATGCCAGAGATGACATCACCGATAATGTCTAGAATTGTGCCTGCAACCTTGCCCACTACCTTGAATGCGTTGGATAGTGTGAATGCAAGGACTGGGACGATGTAATCAACAATGAATTTGCCAAAGGCTTGAAATGTTTCTTTGTTATCCATGATGGCTTTTTTGATTGGCTCAAAGTAAGCAGCAAACTTGCCAAGATTAGGAATGACCTGCTCCACAATGATATTGACGAACTTTTCAATGATTGGAAGTAATTGAGCACCGACTGCTTCTTTGCCTTCATCGAATGCGACCTTGAGTCGATCCATGCGCCCCTGGAATGTCTCAGCCTGCTTTGATGCCTGTCCCTCGAATGTCTTGGCTAGTGATGCAGTTGCAGCATCAAAATCCTTTGACTTGATGATGTTCTCATCGATGCCACCGCCCAGTTTCTTGAGAGCTGTGAAGTTTCCATCATGTGCCTTTGCTAGAGCTTCTGAGACTGCCTGCAAGTCTTTGCCAGTACCGGCAGCAATATTGATTGCCAAAGTCTGTAATTTCTGGGCTTCTTCGACATTCTTGGTTGATCGAACTAAACGGTCTAGCGATGGACGAAGCTTGTCATCTGTTACACCTGTTGCCAATGAAGTCTTGAGAATGTAATCCTCGGTTTGGGCAATAGTTGCCTTTGTTGCTCCGGTCACATTCTCTAATGATGTTGCCAAGCGTAACTGCGCGGCTTCATCCTCGATGGCAGCCTTGACTCCTTCAACGGCTAACTTGCCTGCATAAGCAGTTGCAGCAACTCCAGCTGCTAAGAATGCTGCTCCTGCGATCTTGCTAAACTTCTGTAATTTGCCAGCAAAGCCTTCAACCTCTGTTGAGGATTGATTGAGTTTCTTCTTGAGGTCATCGACATCTGCAAGGATGGAGAGCTTGAGGGTTCTATTGCCAGCCATTAGTTATACTCCTTTAGGATGCGATCAAACGCTTCTTCCCATTGTTGAACCAGTTGTGGCTGGATTGCTCGGAGTGTTGGATAGATAAAATATCCAGCATTGCCTCTGCCTTTAGATGGTGTGCGATTTGGGAACTGCTTGAAGCGATTAGAACCAAACTCCATGCCATAAAGGACATCTCTAGTATCTGCACCGCCTGAGAACTTCTGAGATGCAAAGCCATAAGAGAACTCACCGACTTTTGATGACTTGGAAATCTTTACACCGCCAGCGATTCTCTGAGCTGCGATTGGTGAAACAGTACGAGTTGCAGCGGCATCTTTAATCTTGCCAGCAGCAAACTCAGCCAATGCAGATGATTCCTTCTTGGCTTCTAAGATTGCCTGGTCTGACATTGCCTTAAATGCTGAGACAACTGCTCGGAGTTCTCTGCGATCATAACTGATTGCTTCAGTTGCCATGTCGCTCCTCCAATATCTCAAGTGCCGTTAATATGTCCTCTGCGCTTTG